GAATTCTATTTGAAGAACAAGCCAGTTGCGAGCATAGATAAACTGAATTGAAGTTCTGATGTTTGAACAAAGTGAACTGATTATCTGATTATTTATGACAGACGTGCAATATTCAAGAAACTTCAATTGAATGATTGGTGAATGATAGAAGTTGAATACACAGCTTGATTTCAAACAATTCCAGATGATTTGAAACTTCTTGAAATGATGTTGTGATGTGCAGAATTGCCAGAATCAATGAAAGTTGATTTCTGAATCTGAATTTCATCATACAAACTTTGAGATGAATCAATCACGTTTTGAGCCAAAAGCGCAAACTTTTGACAACAATCATTGACTTCTGATGATATATATTTCAGTTTCACAACACTTCTTGATAAATACAAGAACTTTAATTTGCCAATATAAAAACGATGTGAATTCTATTCAACAAAAAAGCGACTCTTTATACATATTCAAGAAACGAAACATCAAAAATTGCAAGTTATTCACAAAACTGAACAACAATTGCTTGCAATATTCAACCAGTTTCAACGAAAGACTGACTTGAATGAATTGATTTCTTGAAAACAAGGAAAATATATTCGAAAATTCAGTTGAATGTATGAGACAAGCTTGTGTGTGATTCAATCACATATATAGTTGATAGAACAGAACATCGAGATTGAACAATGAGAAAGTTCTTCAAATCATTTATTATTGAAAGCAACTGAAACTAAAATGATGAAAATAAAGTTCACAATGTGATGAGACGTTGACAAAGTGTTGAACCTTTGAAAATCAGTTTCAAGTGGTGTTCAGCTTGTGTTGACTGATGTTGCATTATTGATCCAGAATTCAGCAAAAATCAACGCACCATATATGACGTGAAATCTGCGTTCAAGTATTACAACAGATTTCAATAGAATACAACAATGATTCGTCGTTGTGTGAAGTCCTGTTGCATATGCAAGAATTCGTGAATATGTGAACTATAAGAACCCACAAACAAAATATTATCTTGAAAGATGATACACAGAAAATCAACAAGAAATCGACAGAATCATCAAGAAAGATTTACATCAAGCTTTGTAAAAAATGACTGAAACAACATACAGCTTCAAATCAATATGAGATACGATTTACAACAAAATGCTTGAACTTGCAACGTGAAACGACGCAAGAATTTGAGCTGTTTATAATCACGACATCAAAATTGAAAGCTGAATCAGTCTGCCAGCAATTATTATTACACCCAGCAATTGAAATGTCAATTTATTGGACAGTTGTTCGTTTGAAAATCAAATCAATTATACGGTCAGACTGATAGACAGAACAATCAGCAATTATTGAGATATTGAAGACAATATGAGAATCGTTGCTGATATGGTGATGACAAAATTGAAAGAAATCTGAACGATTACCCGGTCTAATAATAATTGAATGACGACAAAATGCACATTCAGTTATCAACGATGATTCACGAACACGCAAGAACCTTTCAGAGTGTTTGAAGTTCTTTGTGTATTCACATCTGTTGAACAATAAATTATTTATCTTTTAATTTCATCAAAATGGCGAAAAGATGTAAAAATTGCCCAGAGAAAGAAGAAATCAAAGAGATTGAAACAAAAGAAGAAAGAAAGTTCAGCTTCCCAACTTTGTGAATTACTGTTGAAGCAAAGAATCTTGAAGAAGCTTACAAAAAAGTCAAAGCATTGACTGAATATAAAAACAAATCTGTTGAATAATTTATTTCTATAAAAAACAATCAAAATGACAGACGCATTCATTTGAAGAAAGTCAGCAATATGACTTTGAATCGAATCAACAAGATGAACAGCTGTTGCGCCAGTGGTATGGCTTCCAAAAACAGCGTGAGTTCTCAACCCAACAACAGAATCAGCAACTGATGATTCTTGATATTGAGTTATTGATGAAACGTATGATTCATTCACAACAAAAAACAAATCTTGAATCAGTCTTGAATGAATAGTGAAGAATGATTCAATTTGATATTTATTCGAACTTGCTTTGTGAAGTTATGAAAAATTGAAAGTGTTCACTTGAACACCAAGCTGATGAACACCAAAAAGATGAGATTCTGTTTCTTGATGAACATTGAGAAAAGTTCTCAAAATAGGTTCAACAACTTATTATTGCTTTGATTGAACAGTTTCTGCGTGAACAATCACAAATTGAACGTGGACGATGACTGCAACAGCTGTTTCAAGTTTCACTGTTCATTTATTCAGTAGATTGAACAACAACACACACCCAAGTGCTACAATATGCGACATTGATCCAGTGTCTGCTTCATACGCACCATTCTCAATGATAAATACATTTGAATTGTCTTGTGAAGTTGCAGATTATATGAAATTCACAGCAGAGTTTCAATGAAAACAAATGCAAGCATATTGAGAATGAGAAGCACCAGAGCCTGCATATTCTGATGAACCTGCATTCACTGCTTCAATGGCGTGAGTGAGATTCGCAGACGATGAAGCTTCATTGAATACTGCAACAGAAATTTGTATGCAATCATTCAGAGTTGCAATCAACAAAAATTTGACAGACATTCAATGTTTCGGTTCAACAGATGTTGATTCATTATATAATCAACAGTTCGGTGTTGAATGAGATTGTGAAGCATTATTCGATGACACAACACTTCGCGATTATGCTTTGAACAGTCAGAAAAAAGCTGTCAGATTCTATGCAGAAAATAATTCTGATTGAGATTTTTCAGCAATTTATGTTGATTTGTTCAAAGTATGATTGAATGACTGGACGAAAACAGACGCAAACAATGATATTGTGAAACAAACAATGTGATTCACTTGACAATATTCAAACGATGACGGTGCAACAATCGAAATCGTATTGATAAACTGAAATTCAACTTGATACTAAAAGACCAGCAAGCCGTCGAGCCTATGCCTATTCATATAATGGAATAGTGAAACGCTAAAAGAGACGGCTTCAAATAGTTTATTTCAAAACAATATTCAACAATGGAAGCAAAAATCATAAGAGTTGAAAATATGGTGAACGTTCCTGTTCACACAATAAAATTTCTTGATTATGACGAAGAAACAGTTCTTGCAACTGAAAATGTCTATGATTGAGAATGTGCAACTGCACCAACTGATCCAACTCGTGAATGATACACATTCACTTGACGAAGCCCAGAATTCAGTGATTCTGCAAAAGTTTATGCAGACGCAACATATGTTGCTGAATATACAGAAAATGAAACACCTGAAACACCAACAGAAACTGAAACACCAACTGAAACACCAAACCCATAAAACAAACGGCGACAACTGGCTTTCTTTCTCTTGTGCCGTGTTGTCGCCTAATTCAAACAAGAGATTCTTTATTATTTAATCAAACAAGAGATGATGAAAATTAAAATCAATTGAGAAGAAAAAGAGATTGTTTTTGCAGAATATACAAGAGCAATCGACAAATGATTCAAAAATGTATTGTATAAAGATTTCAGTATTGGAATTTGAGAAGACGCTTCATCAAGCAGATTCAACCCTTTGACAGTAGAAGAAGCAAATGATTATTTGATTGAATCTTTGACAAATCTTTCAAAAGAAGAAATTCTGAATCTGTCAAATGTTGACTATCAAAGAATTCTTGATGAATGTAAAAAGATTCAGAACCCCCCGACTTCTTCAACGAACTGATAGAACAATTCAAAAAGACATTGAAAACGTGAAAAAATGTGAGTCAAGAACATCGCGACTATGTCTTGATGAAAGAAATATATCATTGTTCGCCGATAGAATTGGAGAAAGTTCCAGAACGACAATTGAACCTGCATTTTGCTTTTCTGATGTCAGAGCGTGAACACGAATTCATCGAAAGTAAAAGAGCAGAACAGAAAAACAAACAGAAAGCTTCACTTCTTAAAAATAAATAATGGAAACAGATTACACTTTGAAATTATTGATTGAAGCACAAGACAAGTTTTCAGCAACATTCAATTCTGCTTTATGAACTTTGAAAAAATCTGTTGCTTGATTATGAATTTCTCTGACAGCTTTGTGAACTGTGAAATGAGTTGTAAAGCTTGCAGACAATCTTGAACAAGCACAAATTGCATTCACAACAATGTTGTGAAGTTGAGAAAAAGCAAATACGATGTTGAAAGAACTTTCTGATTTTGCGAAAAAAACACCTTTTGAATTGACGTGAGTGAGAAGCACTGCACAACAATTGATTGCGATGTGAGTGAATGCACAAGAAATAATTCCAACTTTGAAATCTTTATGAGATGTATCAGCTTGACTTTCAGTGCCACTTGAAAGACTTGCTTTGAATTATTGACAAGTGATTGCACAATGAAAATTGACTTGACGTGAATTGCGTGATTTCACAATGGCGTGAGTTCCATTGCTTGATGAATTGAGTCAAATGTTGTGAAAAACAACATCACAGATTCAAGATATGATTTCAAAATGACAAATCACATCAAATGATGTTGTGCAAGCTTTTCAAAATATGAGTTCTGAATGATGAAAGTTTGCAAATCTTATGAGTCAACAAGCAACAACGTTGACTTGATTACGATCCAATTTTCAAGATTCATTGAATTCATTATGAGAAGAAATCTGAATGGAATTATTGCCAAGTTTGAAAGACTATACAACACAGTTATGACAACGGCTTGACAATAATATTGATACAATAAAAACTGTTGCAAAAGAAGTTGTTGATACTGCAAAAGTGATTGCAGACAATGTGATTATGCTTGTATGAGATATTTGAAACGCATTGACAACTTTTGCTTGATTTGTGAATGATATTGCACAATGAATTGCAGACACCACAGCAAATTCAATGACAGAATCATCATCAGCAACAGCACAATGATTGACTTGAATGGCGTGAAACCGACACGATTTCTTTTATTATGTGCAACAATGAATCAGTTGAATCGTATGAGCTTTGAGAACAGCATTGAACACAGCTGACACATTATTGAAAACTGTATGAAAAAAGAGTTTTTGGAGTTGATTATGGAATAGTTGAACTGTAAAAGTTCAAAAAGTCGAGAAATGAGACAATATTTTTGAAACAATCTGAAATCGATTTTGAGAACAAAATAGACAATTTTCAGAATGAATGAAACAAACAAAAGAATATTTGAAAGATTCTTTTCAGTGAGTGAAAGACACACGAAATCAATGATTGAATGATACATATCAATCACTTGAAGATAATTATGTGAATCAAGTTGAAAAATTGACTTCATCAATATACACAGCAAATCAAAATGTTTGAAGTGCAATTCAAAGTTTGAATTTGAGTTGAGTTTCTGATTTGATAGATGTGCCAGCTTGATGATGAGCTTGATGATGAAGTTCAAAGAAAAAGATTGAAGAAATGAGTGAAGCAATGAAAGACTTGATAAAAGAAATGGACGAATATGCAAAAGAAACTGAAAAAATGAGAAAATCAACAAGAGATTGAATCGTTGATTGAATGGAAGAAGCAGTGAAATCAGCTGAAAAACTTGCAGATGAAATCGTTGATTTGAAGAAAAAAATTGACGATTTGAACAATGAAGAAGACGTTGACATTGCAACTGCATATATCAAAGCTGAACAGACGTTGAAAGATTACAAAAAAGAATATGAAGACATTATTGAACTTGCGAATAAATACAGCAAAGAAGAACTTCAAGACCAGAAGAAAGACCGAGAAATAAACTGATTCACAGCAAAAGACTTGCTTGAAGTCAAAAACGCATATGAATCAATGCAATCAGCGTTTGAATGATTGTCAGACGCACAGAAACAAGCACTTGATGAACAGATAAATGCACAAAGAGAATATAATGAATTGAATGATATTGAAAAAATCAAAGCTGATTATGAAGTGAAAAGACAAGAGATTCAGAAAGAACTTGATGAAAAATTAAAAGCATTTGAAGAAGAATGAATGAAATATGAAGCGTTGAAGCAGAAAGAATTACAACGAGAACAAAAATGGCTTGATTATACAAGATACTCTTATGATGAACAAGTCAAAATGAATCAGAGATTGATTGAATCATACAATGCACTTGCAGCTGCAAAATCAAGAGTGTGAGCGTGAAGTTCTGATTGAGCAAGAGCTTGATGATGAGATGTTTACAGATGAAGTTCATATCTTGTATGAGAACATTGACCAGAATTATTCGTGCCAAGTCAAAGATGATCCATTGTGCCAACGAATCAAATCACAAATAATAATTGAATCGAAATCAATATGAATTGAATCACAGTCAGAAGTGAAGCAGATATTCAAAATATCACTGATGAAATTATCAGAAAAATCAAACTCGAAAAAAATTACTGAATAATTTAATATTTCATTCAAATCAGAATGGACAGAACAATCAACACACAATTATTGTGAACAGCACCGAAATGAAGTCAAGTCTTGTATGGTTGAATTTATATGTTCAACTGACGAAATCTTGATAATTGAAGAAATATAAGAGTGATTTCATCGAATCACGATGATATTTGAGCAATTGATTTTGATACATACAAAACGCCACTTGAAGATTGATGATGAGTTCTTTGAAAATATTACAGAACAAAGACAATTCAGCTTGTCGTTTCTGTAAGTGCTGACACAGAAAATTCTTTGAATGATTTGATTGATGAATTGAAATACCAAATAAGCAAAACAGAATGAAAATTGACGATAATTATCAATTGAGTTGTAAGAGAACGAACAGCAACTTGCACATCATTGAAATTCAATCGTCAATCATTCAATGTGAATCGATGTTGAAACGTTGTTCTGACTTTCACTTGTGTGAACCCACATTCACATCTTGAAACAGCAACAACATTTGATTTTGTTTCGAAAACTTGAACTTTTCAGAGCTGAATTGTTTACGAATGACGTGCTGAAACATACCCAAGACTTTCAATCACAATGGACAGTTGAACATCTTCTTGAATGAGTTTTCAACTGAATTGATATACAATCACAATCACAACAAGTCTGACTTCGTGAGATATAATCATTTTCGATTGAGAAAATAAAAAAGCAACAGTGAATTGAACAGAAGTTGTTTATAGTTGACCGTTCACACCTTTGAAATATGGTGAAAATATCTTTTCAATTACAAATTCGTGAACATACAGCTGAACTTTATCTTATTTCACAAAATTCTTATAATGAAACACTATCAAATCAAAACATACAAACCAGATTGAACTTTCATTGAAACAATCAACCCAAACAACGTTTTGAATGAAATTTCTTTTTCTGCGAATGTGAATTGATGACAATGACAATTGACGATCCAAACAGATTATGCAATCAACACGTCAAAATATTATTGATGAGAATTAGTGAAAGTTCGAGTATTTGATGAAAATCATCTTGAATGAAAACAGATATATTTCTGATATGTTTCACAAATCGCAAGAACACAAGATTCTTCAAGAAGTTATTTCAGCTTGATTTGTTTATGAGTTGCTTCTTTATTGAAGAATGTGAACTATACAAATTGAGATTATACGAAAACACCGTCAGCAATGGTGATTGATGTTTTGACTTATTTCAACACTTATTACACAGCCGTTGTTGAATGAACGATTGACACTTCAAGCACAACAACAAAGAATTTCACTCGACATTATGATAATTGTTTCGACATAATTGATTCATCAGCAAAAACAATCTGAAACAAGCGATATGTTGACGGCGAATGAAATCTGAATTTCTTCACAACTTGAAACAATCATATTTTGCATTTTTGATATGACATCGACAAGATGACAATCACAGATACAATTGAAGAACTTGTGAATAGATATACAAGCGAAAGTGGTGGTGGTGCATTATATACATATTACAATCAAAGTTCGATTGACAAATATTGATTGAGACAGAAATATGAATTGAACAGTGAATTGAACAGTGCTGCCACAAATCAAGCGTATGCTTTGCAATATTTGAATGAACACTATCTGCCAAAAGAGACAATCAGCATTACATTGAATTCAAACTATGATTTTGAAACAATCAACCCGTGAGACACAATCACAGTTGTGAATACAGATTTATCAATTGTGAATCTTCCAATCAACAAGATTCAATATTCACCTGATAAATGTGTATTGACAATTGACAAAACAGACACATTGCGAAATGTGATTGAATAATTTTATTTCATAAGAAAAATCAGAATGACTTTCGTTTGATACAAGACTGCGAACAATATCAGTTCATATTTGACGAGTGCAATTAGTTCGTGAAGTGCGTCAATTATCGTGAATGATTGATGAATATTTCCGTCTTCATTCCCTTATATCTTGACGATTGAACAAAGAAATGATAATTGACTGACAATCATTCGTGAAATTGTGAAAGCAACTGCGAAGACTTGAAACACTATTTCAATTGAAAGAGCCGTTGAAAGTTGTGTTTCAGATGATACAGCAAACCCAAAAACAATTTCACAATCAGCACATTCATTCGAAGCAAATTCTCTTGTTTCATTGACGATGACTGCGTGAACATTGAAAGATGTTCAAGATGAACTTGATTCACAATCGAACAGAATTTCAACAGCAGAATCAGATATTGTCAATCTGAATTGATTGATTCAAACACTTGAAGATGACATTCACAATTTATAATGTAATTCTCAAAAAATATGCTTGCGAATAAAAACAACTTGAAGTCTGAATTGACTGCAAATGTTTGAGTGCTTGACACAACAATCACAATCACAGCGTGAGAATGAATTCTTCGACAAAATGATATGGTTGCGTGTCTTGAACACTATGAAAACGAAATTTGCACGAAAAGAGAAGTAGTGAAAATCACAGCAATCAATAGTGATACATTGACAATCACGAGATGATTTGCTGTCTGTATTATGAATGACAGCACAAAAGCACAATGACAAGCAAGTCAAAGTTTTGTTGTTGGTGATGTTTTGAACTTGTATTTGAATAAACAGATTCGAGAAAGTCTGACTGATTGAATCTGAATCAACGAAAATGCACTTCAAACAATGCTGACGAATCTGAATACACCGAGAACTTGTATCAATAATCAATTGCAGAATCGAAAAACAGCAGTTCATCAAGCATATTTAGACAAGTATTGATGAAATGCTTGATTTTGAGATTGAAGCGATTGAGACTGCTACATAAACAGCGTTGTTTTTCTTTGTGCTTGACGTGTATATAATTTCAACAATCTGACAATTTGACCGAATTGAGTTGTTCGATTCGAGTGAAGTTGAATTCCTACAATAAACGTTTACAACAATTTTTGTAATTGCTGATATATAAATTTGAAAGCTTGATATGTGAATGACGTGAGCCAGATTGATTGCCGACTTTCGAATTGTGAAATATGCAATCAAGCGACAAATCGATGAGCTTGTTGCTGATGAAATTGATGAATCAGTTCTTGCACGCAAGCGAATTGATGTCCTTGATGTCCTTGAACTGCGACATCTTGATGAGCTTGATGAGATTGATGACGGACAGCAAGTTGAAGTGCGTGATGTCCACCGACTTGATGTAATGGTTGAAACGGTTGAGATTGATGAGTTTGAAGTGTAAATTGAACGGCCGCTTGATGATGAGGTGGTTGATGATGATGATGAAAATATTGAAACTGATGAAATGGTTGACGTTGATGAGATAATTGCACACAAGCGACGTGATGAAAATGATGAAATGGTTGAAATTCTTGACTATATTGAAACTGATGAAATGGTTGACGTTGATGAGACACAGGTTGAAGCAACAACGGTTGACCTTGATGAGACGGTTGAAATTGACGATGTGGTTGAACTGGTTGAGTTTGACGTGTTGACAAACAATGATGAAATGGTTGATGTTGAGTTTTGTTGTGATGAACTTGATGAGCTTCTTCTTGTGATAGATGATGAAACGGTTGAGACGCAATCACAAACGTCTATTGATTCATTCTGAATGCAAGATATATTCGAAACAAATGTGTGAATGCAAGATGATGAAACTGATGAAAATGATGAAATTGACTTCGTTATTTCTGATGAAATTGATGAAACGGTGCAAATTGATGACAAATAATGATTTCTTATGATACAATATACGAGCAATGATGTTTTGATGTGAGATGATGAACTTGATGAGCGTGATGAGAATGAGAAATGACTTGTAGGAATTGACAACCTTGAACAGATTGAACAGCTTGACGAGTTGTTTTCAATATATTGAATAACCCAAATTTTACAGATTTCAAAGTCGAAAATTGGTTGAATTCTGTTGCTATTTCACGAAAAGACCCAACATTCAAACAAAGCTGACCAATACAACGATGAAAAACAATAGTTCGTTATTCGACAACATCATACCCAACAACAACGACATCTTGAACGCTTGCAGTTGAAAGCACAACAAAAAATCAATATGCAGATGTGCCATACTATCTGACTTGATTGACGAACTGAACAACATACTATTTCACGGCTTTTGCGTTAGATACAAACAACAATTTGCTTGATACAGCAACATATTCAATCGAAGCAAGTCAGATTTTGCCGTGAATATATCACGACACAACAAATTGATTGTTGACGATTGTTCAAGATTATCAGAACTACATTACAATTTGCGACAAGAATGAATGAGCAACTTCAACAAATGTTTCTTCAACTTGTTCGTATGGTTGTATGTATCAACGATGAAATAATTATTGATTCCCAGCGACTTGAAGCGTTTCAAGAACAACAACAAGAGTGAACACGACTTGATATTGACCTTGAAACTATTATTGCAGAAATTGTTTTGTCTATGATTCAACAAGTTGCAATCTTGATTGGTCGACTGTGAGAAATGACAATTTGCGATGAAATTTCTGAACAAAAGAAGAAAGAAGATGACCACTTGCAGAATGATACCATATTCCAAGTCAATGCGATTTTAAGTGTATGGTGAATTTGTTCTGTGCGATTGCTTGAAGACAAATGACGTGTCAAGATACAAAAGATTATTTGTTTATGCCTTTGAATTGATTTAGAAGCTACAATTCTTGATGTACCAGTTCCCAATGAACATCTTGATGACTTCGAATGTCAAATAGTGCAAATTATTCAAATTATGTCGCTTCAAATGAATACTATACAAATTGTGCCCAATGTCGAACGTATGTCAACAGAAGATGAACGTGATATTGAATCAGAGCATTCAAGAATGTGCCAGTTGTCCCAGATTCAACACGAACGAAAATTCTATAAGAAACTGAACGCTTGATGAAAGCGTTCTTTTTTTGAAATATTTTGTGCATTCAGCGTTCTGACTTATAATATAATCGCATTTATACTGTAAATTCAAAAAATGTCAGAAAAGAAACAAGAGAAAACAACAGTTGAATCAAAGCAATCAGAAAAGACGCTTGTGATTCGTCTTGATTGATGACTTTGACGTGTGATTGCAATGACGTGAGCAATCACAGAAGTTGCGAAAAAAAGAAAAGTGAAAGTGATTACTTCACGACCACTTGTATTTCGATGAAACCCATACATCGAAAGTGTGCATTGACTTGATGATAGAAATCTTTTCACAGAAGTGATTCGTTGAAATGATTATCTTGAATTAGAGCCATACACATTCCCAGCATTCTTCAATGATTGAATGAATCGACTGGAAGTCGCAAGCAAAATCTTGTGATTAGAAAAAATTTGTGAGCCTTGTTTGTTTCTTGCAGAACACGAAAAGATTCAGAATACATTCTGATTGACAAACAAGCCGAAGATTCTGTTTCAACCTTTTGGAAGTTCTGTCCAAGACCCAATTTGAGCAGACAAATCATATCGTTCTTTTTATGTGAAAGACGCACAATATCTTGCAAACAAATTGAATGAAATGTGATTCGAAGTCTGACTTGTGATTCGTCAATGACAGCCACAGCTTGCTGGTTGCACGATACTTGACACGCCAGATTTGAGACGAATTGTCAGCTTGTGTGATAGATACCCACTTCTTTGATGTGATTCTTCACTTCATCACGCAGTCAAATGATTCTGAAAAAAAGCTGTTGTTGTTCGAGCTTGAACAGACAAAGAAAGATATTGATATGATTCAAATGTGAATTTGCGTCAGTTCCCAATGGTTGCACATACACCGATGAGATTGCCGATGAATTCATTCGACTTTGATATTTCGAATCAACATACAAATCAATTCACAAGAGAATTTCTTGATGAAGTGATTGAACAAGTAAAGAAAACATTTATTTCATAAAAAAGAAAAAATGCGATTGAAACTGATTCTGATGATGATTTGCTGAATAGTATTCATTTTCAGCTTTTTGAAATTTGATGTTGCTTTGTTCAAGTTCTTGATTGTTGTGAGCTTGCTTGCGATTGTTTTTATTTGAGTTTTTATGTAAACAAATGACAGAAACACAATGAGCATTGTTGTGAATATTCTGATGATTGACAATGGCTTGAATCTTGAAATATTTCTCAATCAGTCAAGAATGATTGATTGTGATGACGGTGATGTTGCTTCTTGATTTGATTTTTTGATTGTTGAGTGCAAAATCAAGATGACAACAGATAGAAAGCAAAAAATTGTCTGAATGATTGGTGAAAAAAACAGTTCGTCGGTTGTTGCCATTCATCGTCGCACTGTGATTGAAACGAACTTGAATGCCTTGAATTGAAGCACTTATCACAGCAATCGTTTGAATGATTGTTTTCAGTGAATTATATTCAATAATCTGACACATATATTCGATAAATTACAAAGAAGAATTGCCAGAAGTTGACGCATTCAAAATGTTGTTGAACAGTCTTGTGAAGATTATCAAAAATTTGATAAACAAAAAGAACGACGAAATTGAACCAAAAGATGAAAAAGAAGATGACTTTACATCATAATGTAAAGAACAAATGAAGAAAACAAAAACGTATATATTGAAGCGAATCACAGCAATTGTGCTTTCTTTGATTATACGATTTTTATTTTTTTGAGAAGTATGATAGAATTCATTATTTACAAAATCAGTTCGTGGTGGAATAGAAAAAAAATCAAGAGAATCATTTTAGCTTATAAGAAAAGTCTGAATGTGAAAGCTTGAAAACAATTACAGCGTTCATCACATACTGCCAAAAAGTCAGCACGGAAGTAGTGAATCAATCAATCTTGAACTTCTGAGAAATACAACACATAGAGCAATTCACACACTATTTCAAAATCAGATGATTGCTGAACAACTTATCACAACAGTCTGACTGTCTGAAAAAGCATTGCGTGAAGATGTTCGTGAATGGTTGCTTGAAACGTTGACTTCAAGAAACATTCTTGATCCTTATGAACGATACAAAAAAGACTGTATTTTATAAAATAATATTCACAAATGAGAAAAGAACAAATCAATGATGAAAAGATTCAAAACTTGATTGAAGAAAATGAAAAAATGAAAAGAAGATTTTCTGAACTTGAAAAGAAACTTTCAAAAAAAGAAATCTTTCAAACACAAGAATTCAGAGAAATTCTTGAATCAATTTCATCATTCAATGCACGAAAAGATTGAATCGACAAGATTATTGAAAAAATCAAGAAAATATTGCCGATATAGTCAAATTTTTTCAAAAAAATTTTTAGTTCAGAACTACGAAAACGATAAAAAAAGTCAAAAAATTTATATATAAAAAGTCAAAAAAAATGGAATATTTCGAACAAAGCAAAGACAAAACAAAATGTCAGTATTGATTAGTGATGAAAAGTTGCAGAGATTGTCTTTTTGAGACTCTTTGCAGATTAGAAAAAATAAAATGCAAACCTACAATTTGAAATGATTTATATCATAATCAATAATAAAATGTTTGAAGAAACAATTTGATGTTTGTGAGATTGATATGAATACACAGACTTTCAACTGCAAGAATGAGACATCGACAATTTGCCAGAACTTTATGAAAAAGATGAAATCAGATTCGAACGAAATCAATGAAATCAAGACCGAAGTGAAGTGTCTTGCACGATTTTCAATGCAATCTGATGTCTTGCAGATTTGATAAATTACCCATTCAGTCTTGATGAAATCAAAGAATATGATGAATTGAGCTACACACCAGAGCGATGAAGAATCAGATGACATTGACGATTGACGAAGAATGCGTTCAAACTTGTTGCAAAAAAATATAATGAATCAGAACTTGCAAAAGAATTCTGAAAAGTTGCATACTATGCTGTGAACAAATTCAACGAGAAAGCGATCCAGAAATTGCTTGATAAAAAATACACAATTTGATGAAATTGATGTATCACAGCAGAATATCGTGCAGACTATAAGAAAGACGCACGAGTTGAATGATGTGAATTCTGAAAGCAAACAAACTGACACGCTTTCAATATTATCAGCAAATTATGACAGACAAGCGTGAAAGATTCATATTCTTGAAGAAAAACAACTGACTGAAAAAAAGACTGCAATGTTTTCTGACTTGCACATAAACTTTCAGAAATGACGAACTATTGACAGCGATTCTATACATTCACACTTGTGAAAGAAGACAATCTTGAAGAAATCAAAAGATTGAACACAATCAAAGCAGAAATTCTGACATCAAATGAATCAAATTCAAGATTGCGACATTTGACGAACAGTGAAGAATACAAAAACAGATTGCACAATGAGAATGAACGAAAAAGAAACGAATGGCTTGAATATATCAATAATCAATTGAAAATTTTGTCTCAATAATTATCAATGAATTACTTCGTATGAAAAAAGCACCACTTCGGTGCTTTTCTTTTATTCTCTTTCTTGCATTATTATTTTTCAATTCTGTGATTGCATATAGAATCAAGTTGAATCTTTTGAGACTTCATAAACAACAAATCATTGCGTCGGAATTCACGGACGAACTTCAAGATCCAACACAGCTGTCGGAAGATAGAAATTATATGTATAATCTGGACTTGTATGATATGACCTTCATTCTGAATCATACAAGTCAGGAATATCATATACGCTGAAATTCAATGTTTCTTTTGACTCGTTTACAAATAAAAATCAAACAACAGCAAATTTTGAATACTGTCAAGCAACTGCGTCTTCTTGAAACTGATTATTGCTTTTCAATTCAGTTTCTTCTGAAAGCATTGCTGGAAATAAATATATTGGACCAGATTCTGTGTCCATTATGAATCAAGCTTCATCATCGCCGATATACAAAACAGTTTCTTCATTTTTTTCTTCAACAACAACTTCTTCTTTTGTTTGTTCTTCTGCATTTTCAACAACAGTTTCTTCTTGAACTGTCGCAGTTTCACATCAAGCCAACATCAAGAACGGAATCAAAAATAATACTTTTTTCATTGTGAACGACTTATGATATAAATGAAAACAATATACGGAAACCATATTCAATTTCAATACTTGACATTTCAAGGAAAAAATATATATATTGTGTCGTTGACATAAGCTTATGAAAAACAATTGCTTTTATTTGCTTATGTTTTTTTCAAGATGAATGAATTCAATGATATATTACAACAACGGCTTGACTATGAACAGAACGTCAGAAATCACAGTTCACGAGTCAATCGTTTCTATATGATAAGAAATTTCTGAAAATATTTGTCTTCAATTAAGAAAGATTTCAAGATTGAAGAACTTGAACTGTATGAAATAATCAATTATCTTGTATATTACAGAACGACAAGAAATTCAAGATGAAAAATACCGAGCAGAACTGCTGAATACAATGTGATTTGTGCAATCAGAAATTTTTTCAGATTCTGCAATATTCTGTGAATGAAATTGAAATTCAATCGAGAACAGATTCCAATGTTCAAACAAGATCCAGTGAAACGTGAACCGATGTCAAACGAAGACTTTGAATTGTTGCACGTTGCAATCAGAAAATATTCAAAGTCAGAAGAAATCAGACTGCGTGATGAATTGATGATTGAAATTCCACGAGAAACTTGATTGAGAAAATCAGAAATCGTCAGATGTAAGTTCAAAGATTTTCACAATTGAAACAGACAATTCAAAGTTCTTGTAAAATGAAACAGATATGAATCAGTGTTTTTTTCTGAAAAATTACAGAAAAAAGTATTTGAATATGAAAACATATTGAATCAGAAATACAAACATCTTGATATTGAAAAGCTTTTTATTTGTTTATGACAGAAAGAAAAATGAAAAGAAATCAGTTCGCATTTATTATGAAAACATTTGCGTTTGATAGTTAAAAGAATGCAAGAAGATTGAATGATTCCAAAAAACAAACAATTATGTCTTCATCAAGAAAGACATTCATTTGCAATGCGTTGTGTTTATTCTTGATTATCGCAACAAGCAACGACGAGATTGATGAGACATTCAGACCCAAAAATCACGCTTCATTATTATCATATGAACGATTCACGATTACTGGATCAATATGATTCGATTCGTGTATAAAATTTCAACAGCGAAAATATCATTAAAAATAAAAAAGTCAAAACTTTGTCGTTTTTTTTCGTTTCAAGGCTTCATACCTGCTATTTGAAAATTCAATTAAGAATTGATTTTTTTCGATTTAATTTTTTTTATAAAAAAAAGTCGTCAAAAATTTGCATTTTTGGAAAATTTTTATATAATAGATTTTAGTTAAGTTTGAAAATCGAATGAAAATGTCTTTGATTGCAAAAAATTGATGACTTTTTTCAAGAGATTATTCGTATCGTCAAGGTTCTACAATTCCGAAGTAGCTTATGTCAACCGATACGACAGCAACAAACTTGACTGTCGTTCAATATCACATCATATTTAATTCCGACAAACAAAGATGTTGAAATGAACGACACAACATCTTTGTTCGTCTGAATTGATTTGTGTGTAAGATTCGAACGAACAAAGGTTCGAGTCTTTTTATTTAATCACAAAATCAGATGAGAATCAGATGAGTTGTTGCAATAGTTGTGAGCATTATTGTGTGAATGTTCACGCCAGCTGGACTATATGTATATACGATTCCGTTTCTCATTTGATGTATGTGATGAAAAAAAGTTCGAAAATTTTATTTCAATTTTTTCTTCAAGCAAGATGACGAATAAAAACTATTTCAAATGTTTTCGCTTGTTTCTTGAAACTTGAAAGAAGCTTGATGATTCGATGAAGTGAAAATATTATGAATCATTGCTTGAATATTGACTTGATTGAATCAAGCCCACTGATCCAATCATCGACGCGTTGTTGACTTCTGCGATGTATTCGATTGACAAATCAGATGAAGAACTGAAAAGAAAATCTGAATCAATGCAATGAAATCAAAACGCAGTCAAGAGCTTTGAAAAGCTATCAAAACAGAAAAAAACAGACAAAAACAAAAACAAACAGAACGAAACAGAGAAAAACATATGAAGAAAAGAAGTATATGAAGAATATGAAGATAATACAAAGAATAATAAAATCATCATAAATGATGATTCAGAATCAAAAGATTCTGTTCAGTATTGAAATGAAGAAGTGAATAAATGTCTGACGAGAATCAAATCATATAATTGATGACTATTAGATTGAACAGTCAAAAACAATCGCAGATATGCAAAACTTCTGATTGATAAACTGAACAAACTTGAATCGATTCAAGCTTGAAAATACACACGAGAAGAAACGCTTGACATCATTCTTCAAGTGATTTCGAAAAACAAATACCACGTTTCGAAAATTACATCAGCAGAATCGATTTATCGCAATCTTGCAGTTCTTATGCAGACGTGCAAGAATGACATTTGAAAAGCACAATCGAATCAAATCGTTTTACCTACAATTTAATCAAGAGAATGAATCAAATCAAAGTTTATAAAGAAATGACTTATGTCGAATGCTATGACTGAACGATATTTGAGACACCTGCAAAATTTGAGACAGTTGTTCAATTGCGAAAAAATGCTGACTTGTATGTTCAAATATGAGACAC